ATGAAAAAAGTCAAAGAGATTGACGATGAGGACGAATGGAGTATTAAAGGTTTCAAATCTTTCTCCATAGCAGCAGTAGAATACTTTCCGGAGTACACCAGCACTGACGCTGCAATCAAAAGAATGCGCCATGACATAGAGAACGACGCGCAATTGCTCGCGGACTTAAAGCCTACGCACTACACCCACAAGACCGCACGCCTCAGCCCCAAACAACAGTGCATACTTTTCACCACCTGGGGACCTCCCGAGATTAAGCTGCGCGGTCATGACGAAACACCGGAAAACCAGAAGTAGGCAAAACACGGAAAAAATGAGTTGAGCGAACTATATAATATAGAATAATATATATTTTTATTTATATATGCACGGTTCGTGGCACGCCCCGTTTTTCAGCACCCGTGCAAAACCCTCATATACAAACGGTTATCATCACAAAGAGGGCGGCACGGTTGGTGGCACGGTCACAGTCCCGAAAACAGAGCCTCTATTTTCCCTAAACAAAGGCTCTATTTCCCCTAAACAGAGCCTCTGTTTCACCGAAATAAAGGCTCTGTTTCACTGAAACGAAGGTTCTGCCTTGACCGGGCAGAATCCTCGTTTTTCTCTCCTTCCCTATCAACACCGACAATTTATTACCGGCTCTTTCCGTCCAAATACTACACCGCCGTCCATATCCGCCAACAGCGTCCAACGCTATTTTGCCGACGGGAAATATCGCCTTATATTTACACCGCATTCAACAACGAGTGTAAAACAATAAACCATTTCAATTCATGAAACAATTAACTACATCATCTCTCAAACAAGGTTACATCACTATCCCCCGGGCATTACTAAACAGACAAGCAACCGACGGCGCTGCCGGAGAGACAGAAGCATTTCTCCAAATCCTGGCACACACCAATTATTCCGACGTGCCATACGACATCAACGGGACAATCATTCTATGCAAACGCGGTGACTCCCTTATCAGCTATCACCACTGGAGCAATATTTTCGGCTGGACACGCCCCAAAACCACCCGTTTCTTTCAACGACTGGCCAAAGGAGGCATTATAGACCTCATCCCTCATCAGGAAAAGATACTCCATATCCGTATCACCAACTTTGATCTTTGGACCGGACGTATCCCTTCGGAAGCCAAAGACGCCCGAAAGGAAGAAATCTCCACAGACTTCGACCGTTTCTGGGACAAATACCACACCGTGATGCGGAAGCCGAAAGTCAACGTCGCCCGCGGCCGCCGCGAATGGAACAAGCTCACCCGCGAGGAACAACAACTGGCAATAGACCGCATCGAGGACGTCTACTACCACACCAACGACACCCGCTTCATCGCCCACGCTTCCACTTACCTGAAAGACAAGGCTTTTCTGAACGAATATATGGACTAAAAAGACAAAGAATATGCAACCACACGCACCCGAACTCGAAGAAGCCGTCATAGGCGCCTGCCTGATAGAGCAGGAAGCGTTGCCGCTCATAGCGGACAAGTTACGCCCTGAAATGTTCTACGACGACCACCACCAACTGATCTTCGCCGCCCTCATGGCGATGTATCATGCCGGCAAGAAGATCGACATACTGACCGTCAAGGAAGAACTCGCCCGTCGCGGAAATCTGGATGCGATAGGCGGACCGTATGCCATTGTGCAACTGAGCAGCAAAGTCGCCTCCTCCGCACATATCGAATATCACGCGCAAATCATTCACCAGAAATACCTGGCACGCGAAATGGTCGTCGGCTTCAACAAGCTGCTCACCTGTGCCATGGACGAGACGATCGACATCGACGACACTCTCATAGACGCCCACAACCTCCTCGACCGTCTCGAAGGTGAATCCGGCCACAACGCCCACATCCGCGACATGGAAACCCTTATGGCGGACACAATGGAAGAAGCCGAAAGGCGCATCGCCAAGAGCGTGAACGGTGTCACCGGCATTCCCACCGGTCTGACGGAACTGGACAAGAAAACAGGTGGCTTACAGGACAATGACCTCATCGTTATCGCCGCCCGTCCCTCGGTAGGCAAAACGGCCTTCGCCCTCCACCTGGCACGCCGTGCGGCTCTGGCGGGGAACGCAGTAGCCGTGTACAGTCTCGAAATGCAGGGCGAACGCCTTGGGGACCGTTGGCTAATGGCCGCCTGCAACATCAACCCGTACCGGTGGCGCAACGGGATTCCCAATCCCCAAGAGGTAGCGGAGGCACGCACCACCGCCTCGGGACTGGCACAACTGCCTATCTACGTGGACGACAGTTCTTCCGTCAGCATGGATCACATCCGTTCGAGCGCACGGCTGCTGAAAAGCCGCAAGCAGTGTGACATGATTATCATCGACTACCTGCAACTTTGCGACATGAGCACCAAGCAGGTCAACCGGAACCGGGAACAGGAGGTGGCACAAGCCACCCGCAAAGCGAAGTTGCTGGCAAAGGAGTTGCATATCCCCGTCGTGCTGCTGAGCCAGTTGAACCGTGAATCGGAGAACCGTCCCGGAGGTCGTCCGGAACTGGCACACCTGCGCGAAAGCGGAGCAATCGAACAGGATGCGGACATCGTTATACTCCTTTACCGACCGGCTATGCTGCATATTCCGACCGACCGCGAAAGCGGTTACCCGACAGAGGGACTGGGTGTGGCTATCGTTGCCAAGCAACGTAACGGGGAGACGGGAAATGTGTATTTCGGACATAATCAGTCTATTACAAAATTTTATGACTATGTTCCTCCAATGGAATATTTGAATAAATACGCCAAATAGTTTTGGTTATTTATATAAATAATATAACAGTAAATAATAGATTATCAACTATTATATCTGCCAAATTATTTTATAAATATAGAGAAAATAAACGGTTGATTACTTGACTTCGCCTCTTGGATTTTGTATATTTGTAGTATCAGAAAGAGATTATAGAATTATTTATCTAAACCTTAACTTTTTAATTTTATGGATGTATTAGTAGAACGCTATCAGCGTAGGAAGTATGTGAATCAGGAGGATGCTCCGATGTTGTATTACATTCGCCAGAAAGCCGGCAATGTAAGAGTCATGGATGTCGATACAATGGCTGCCGCCATTGAAAGCAAGTCGTCGCTTACGGCAGGTGATGTGAAGCATACCATTGAAGCATTTGTGGAGCAGTTGCGGTTGTCGCTTACTCAGGGCGATAAAGTGAAAATCGACGGGTTGGGAACGTTTCATATCACCTTGACCAGTGACGGTACGGAGGTGAAGAAGGATTGCACGGTACGCAGTATCCGCCGTGTCAATGTCCGTTTCGTTGCCGATAAGGCGCTGAAGTTAATCAATTCGAGCCACACGAGCACGCAGAGCGATAATAATGTGGTGTTCGCATTGGGTGGTAAAGGCGACGGCAGCGATCCGGACGAGGGTGGTTCGGGTAGCGGCTCCGGAGGTTCGGGTGAGGAGAAACCGGGCGGAGGCGGAGTGACACCGGACCCGTCAGTATAAAACCCGAAAAACAGTTCCGCATGGCTTCAGGAGCCGACTTCTACGGTTCCACGCCATGCGGTTTCTGTTTTCAATCTTCAACTTTCAATATTCAATTTTTAATTAAATAAGATGTTAGACAAAATCATTGATATTATCATGACCGTCCTTCCTTTTTTCGGAGGTCGCAAGAAGCGTCAACAGATGATGCAGGAAGTCAAAGAATTCAGCGAATTAGTGAAAGAGCAGTACAATTTCCTCATGCAGCAGCTTGAGAAGGTATTGAAGGATTATTTCAACCTGAGCGACCGTGTGAAGGAGATGCATTCCGAAATCTTTTCGCTGAAAGGTAAGTTGTCGGAAGCTATTGCCCTGCAATGCGTCAATAAAGAGTGTATCCAACGAAATAACGGCAACGCATGAGAGCTATCAGTCTGATCGTTGTCCACTGTTCCGCCACTCGTGAGGACAAGAGTTTCACCGAGCACGACCTGGACGTTTGCCACCGTCGTCGTGGTTTCAACGGTGTGGGGTATCATTTTTATATTCGCAAGAATGGGGACATCAAATCGACCCGTCCTCTCGAACGCATCGGTGCGCACGCCCGTGGCTTCAACAGTGAAAGTATCGGTATCTGCTATGAGGGCGGTCTGGACAGCGAGGGACATCCCAAAGATACCCGGACACCGTGGCAGAAACATTCTTTGCGTGTGCTTATCCTGACGTTATTGAGGGATTATCCCGGATGTCGTGTCTGCGGACATCGTGACCTGAGTCCCGACCTCAACGGCAACGGTGAGATTGAACCGGAGGAATGGATCAAGGCTTGTCCTTGCTTCGACGCCGAAAAGTGTTGGAGCGAAGAGTAAGTATTGAAAAGCCCGGACTTTCGCAAGCCCGGGCTTTCTATATCCTCAAGACATCTCCCTTTTCATAGGGGAAATTATGACCGGCATTACGGCCGGCACAATAAGGGAAATGCATTAAGAGTAAATAAAAGGGATGCCAGTGGGAAATTATTAGGAAGACATCCCTTTTCTTAAGAAACACAGCATGGAAGAATTGACTTTCACAAGCGAATGACTTCGTACTGGTGCTCCTCGGAGTTTTCTTCACCACGAGGGTGAAGAAGGGTTTATCTTGTTGATTCAAGTTTCGCAAGTATCCTGCATAGCTTCTCCTCCTTCGGGAAGGAGGAGTCCCCGTAGGGGGAGGTGGTAGGAAAAATAATGAGTTTACCTTTTTAAAAGAAATAAGGAATATACCTTATCTCTACCTACCACCCCGCCCTTTGGGCACCCCTCCTTCCCAAAAGGAGGGGAAGCCTGCGGTATAATTCCCTGCGGTATAATTCTCAGCGGAATATTTCTCAGCAGTATAATCCATGCAGTACAATCCATGCGGAATGCAGCACTTACGAAACTTGAATTATTAATTCAAAGATATCTCCCGCTCCGATAAGTCCATAATGGGAATAAGCGAATGACGAGAGATATCAATGAAGTTTGTCGATATCCTGGTTTCTAAATATTTAATTATTTAGTTGAACCTTCCGGATATGTAATAGTCAATTCTGTTTCAGCATTCTCCGGTGCTCCCCAAGCTGTAGTAGCTATCACTTTAATTTTCACTGTAATAGGATTAACGATTGCACCTTCTTGTGCTCTGATAACATCATTCAACTGAATAGTCTTATTAGCAGCAGCTATTTCACCTGTTTCAGCAGTGTAGCCTTCTGTATTGAAACAATTCAAGAAAGTAGCACGGCTTTCCTCTGCAACGATATATTTCACTGAGCCGCTATAAATAGCCAATGCACCCTCTACAGTTGCAGGATTCGTTGTAGCACCACCGCTTGCAACAGCAAATGTCGGCCATATTGTCACACCTCTAAATTCTTTCCAAGTGAAGTTTGTAGACAAGTCATACGTATCAGTCAATTTAGTTTTGGTAATTGTACGGGCTTCTTCTTCCGGAGCTGTAATTGTACCAGCAACCTTAACAGAAGGTTTCAAATTTACTGTCAGCAGATTAGCATTGAGTACAACCGGATCTTGATCCTTAGGAGTATAATACAAACTAAATGTATAAGATACTGCTTTATCAGTTGCAGCAGCAGCTTTCACATTAAAGTCGTCGAAGTTAATAGTACTAGGGTACAAATTAGCTTCGCCTTCATCACCACCCTTAGTAATCTTCAACTGTACTGTCTTATCTGTTACCACTGCCTTTTTGAGAGCTGCGATATCTGTAGCCAAAAGTACTTCAGACAATTTTCTGCTTACTGTCAAAGCAGTCATTTCCTGAGCATTAGCAGACGGCATCAAATCTACAACAGATTTACCATCCCAGTTTATTGTATTAGCACCCAGTTTCAAATCTGTAACAACCGGAGCCAAAACTTTCACATCAACGGTGATATTTACTATTGCAGAATTAGCATAAGTTAATGTCAATGCAGGTTTAAATGTATAATCTTTAGCCGCATCACCTACCGTTCCCTGAGGAATAGTTACTGTCACATCGTTACCAGATGCAGCAATAGATACATCTCCGTCAGAAGTTGATACATTACCGTCCGAAGCAACAACACCAGCTAGAGCAGCAGTTAAGTTATCATAAGTCTCTCCAGTAACTTTGTTGATCTCTTTAACAATATCAGCAATCTGTTCAGATGTAAGGGTAACTGTTTGTGCTGCTGAAGCATTACTCCAATACAGCTCATCAGCCACAGCATATTCCAAATTAACACCTTCTGCAACAATCTTCGCAGTAACAGCAGTTCCTGTATAATCAGCCTTAACAGGCTGGCCTTCGTTAGTTGCAGTTGTAGTTACTTTTATCTTCGGTGTAACTGTACAAGTCTTATTATATCTGCTAGAAGCAGGTAATTTGCTTTGATTAACTGTAAGAGCATAAGTAGTAGGATTCAGAACAAAGTAATCCGCATCCACAGGTGATTCAGTCTTTTCAAATGTCACCTCAAAGAGATCGGGAGACAAACCAAGAGAAGCTAATGTAACAGCCTCGGCAGCAGGAGAACTTCCGTTCTCATTATCAGACAATTTCACCTTGATATATTCTGAATTCTTCTCGGCGTCATAGAAATTGATAGCGCTACCGGCTTTATCTACCAAAAGCTCCGGACTTCCGTATGTTTTTGCAGCATAATCAACAGCATTAATATACTTCTTTGATACAATAACTGCAAAATAATCCGAATTGATTTCAGTAAAGTTGGTAACATCCTTACCCTCCTCATTATTTCCTACTACAGAAAGAGAAAGAGCATAGCTCTTCACTGCCGTTGCAGCATTCAGAGTCACAGTAATCATACCTTCGATATTTGCACCTTCTTCATCTTTAGCTTGTTCTACACTAGCCACAGTCAGGATACCGTCATTGGTTGCAGCACGACTAGTAATGACGTGTTTGTCCGTAGTTATTGTATACTTAGGATGTTCGCCAATCAAATCAGCTACGGCAGATGCCGGAGACACACGGAAGTTTACTTTCACACTGGTCGGAGCAGAAATTACTACAGGTCCTTCCGCAGTTTGAGCAGTAGAAGTATAGATCGATGCAAACGATACACTTCTAACCAATTCGCCACTAGCATCATATTTCTGCGGTGCAAAAACAAGACTCTTAAGCATAGAGGTCAATCCGGATTGAAGAGCATTCAATTTTGTTTCCAAAGTTTCAACTTTAGAATCAAGGTCAGAAATGCTGTTACCTATATACTCACCAATCTTCGTATTCAAATCCGCAATCTGCACATAGTTTTTCTCTAATTCTGTAGTAGTGGTATACTTACCAAACTCTGTCGCCAGATCTGTAATATCGCCTAATGCTTCAAAACATGTATTAGCTTTGTCAATCGTATTATTCTTCGGATCTGTCAAGGAATTATAAAGTTCCTCCATTGTAGACAAGTTATATCCTTCCAAAGTAGCAAGACGTTTTACAATAGCCTTATAATCTTCACCTTGCTCAGTTTTATATGTTATCCATTCCTGACGGAGAGCCTCCATTTTGGTATCAGCAATTTCACCACACTTAGCCTCAACCTGAGTCATAATATCAGTGGTAAATACACCTTCAAGATATGCCCGAAGGGCGCTTTCCGGCTTGTCCAGATTTTGTTGCAATAAAGCTACAAACTCATCATCGATATACTTCTTCACATCCGCATCTGTCTGTATAAAAGACAACACATCGTCAGTGGTAAGATGCTTTATCTTTTCAAGAGTTTCAACTCTATCACTTAGAGCATTCAAATCAACTTTAGTAGCATACAACTTCGCATATTCTGCGGCATTTGCATCCATTAAGTCCTGAAGCTCTGTTTTCAAATCAGCGATTTGAGTTGCAATACTGCCTTTTATCGCCTCGTCAGCTTCTTCCAATTTAGTTTCCAGTCCCGCAATTTGACCTTCCAACTGTGTTTTGGCTGCATCAATCTTAGGCTGAATGGATGAATCTACCGTTGCAATAGCTTCATTCAACTCCGCTTTCAACGACTCCAGTGTGCTAGCATCAGCTTTTCCATTTACAGCTTCTTGCAATTTTGTAACAACTGCCTGCAATGCATCTAACGCTGACTTGTCTGCCTTGCTTGCAATCTTATCCAGATCGGCCTGCACTTTAGCTATTGCACTACTAATAGCAGCATTCATTGCTTCTGTTGTCACATCAGCCCCCTTCTGGTTAATGTTGTCAATCTGCTCTTGCAGACCTTTCACATCATCATCGTAGTCTTTACAACCTACATAGGTGACAGTAGAAAGTGCCAACGCCCCGAAGAACATCACTTTTACAAATTTTCTTTTCATAACTACTTAAAAATTACATTAATAATATATTATTAAACACTAAGTTTCAATAATAGACAACCCGTTACTCCGTAGGTAACGGAGAAACCTTTGTTCCTACTCTTCTGGAGTAGTCAATACTGAAAAATGATACGATAAGTGATGAAAGTTCTTTACCCCTGCTTCTGACAAGCGGCAGAGGGGAGGGAAACCTTTTGCAATATTTAGAAGTTAACAAAGCCCTAATACAAAGAATCCACGTGTTTTATCTGTCCTAGTTCCGCTTTTGAGTAGTTTATTGGAAAAAATGTTTGATTTCGTTTGGTTGTTTTAAGAAATATGCTCATATTTGCACCGATATTCATCTCCGTTACCTACGGAGTAACAGTCTCTTTTCTAAGCATTTGCCCCTACCACAGAGCGCCTTACAAAATCAAGAACCTGTTTATTTGCTTCATCAATTTTCTTGCTTCGGAAAGGCTTGAGGTATGTCTCTGTTACCGTAATGGACGAATGTCCCATAGCTTCGGAGATAATGCCCGGATGAATTTCGCAATAATAAGCCGTTGTAGCCCAAGTATGGCGCGCAGTGTAAGTAATATTTAGAAATGCAGTAAAAAACGGAATGGCGAGTATAAAACGTAAAACGTTTATAATTAAGCACTTTACGAGAATTGCAGAATAGGCTGGCCTGCAAAAGAAAACAAAATATTGCAGCGTTTCAGTTACCAGGCTGTTAGCCGCCTGTTTCTGAAACGACGACAGGTAACCGATTTTTATCGATAAGAACAAAGCGGATTTGTATTCACTGTTCATCAATATTTTGCATGCCAAAGGGCGCTTTTCAAAGGAGTATTTTTACAACCTAAAAAAGAGCGTTATGAAAGTGGAAAAATTTAAGGTACTGCTCTACCTGAAAAAGAGCGAGCCGGACAAGAACGGCAAAGCCCCGATCATGGGACGGATCACCCTCAACCGCACGATGGCGCAGTTCAGCTGCAAGCTATCCTGTACCCCTGAGCTATGGAACGCACGTGAGAGTCGGCTGAACGGCAAAAGCCGGAAAGCGGTGGAAACCAATGAAAAAATAGAGAGGCTACTGCTTGCCGTACACTCGGCCTTCAATTCCCTCATGGAAAGGAAAAAGGACTTCGATGCCGCCGCGGTCAGGGACATGTTTCAGGGTAATGCGGGCATACAGATGACCCTGCTCAAGCTTCTCGACCGACACAATGGGGAAATGAAGGCCCGTGTTGGCGTAGACCGTGCGCCCACCACACTCTCGACCTACCTCTTCACCTACCGCACGCTTTCCGAATTCATCAAGGCGAAGTTCAAGGTCTCGGACCTGGCATTCGGGCAACTCAACGAGCAGTTCATCCGCGACTATCAGGATTTCATCCTCATGGAAAAAGGACATGCCGTGGACACGCTTCGCGGCTACCTGGCCATCCTGAAAAAGATCTGCCGTATCGCCTACAAGGAGGGACATTCGGAGAAATACCATTTCTGCCACTTCAAACTACCCAAACAGAAGGAAAGTACACCGAAAGCACTCAGCCGGGAGAATTTCGAGAAACTGCGTGATCTGGAGATTCCAGAGAAACGCAGGTCGCATGTCATCACCCGGGACCTCTTCCTCTTCGCCTGCTACACCGGCACAGCCTATGCTGATGTGGTAAGTATCACTCGGGAGAACCTCTTCACGGATGAAGAAAACAATCTCTGGCTGAAGTACCGGAGGAAGAAGACCAACTACCTCGGGCGCGTCAAGCTGCTGCCGGAAGCCCTCGTGCTGATCGAAAAGTACCGTGATGATGCCCGCATGACCCTCTTTCCACCGCAGGACTACCATACGCTCAGGGCCAATATGAAATCCCTGCGCCTGATGGCAGGACTCAGCCAGGACCTTGTCTACCATACAGCAAGGCATTCCTTCGCTTCTCTGATCACACTCGAGGAGGGAGTGCCGATCGAGACCATCAGCAAGATGCTGGGACACTCCAACATAAAGACCACCCAAATCTACGCCCGTGTAACCCCGAAGAGACTGTTCGAAGACATGGACAGGTTCATTGAGGCGACACGTGATCTCAAACTAATTCTTTAATCCTAAAAACGTCATTACCATGCGCAGTACATTCAGACTCATGTTCTACATCAACCGTAACAAGGTGAAATCGGACGGAACGACAGCCATCCTCTGCCGGATCAGCATCGACGGCAGGAAGTCAGCTGTCACGACAGGCATCTATTGCAAGCCCAGTGACTGGGACAGTAACAAAGGAGAAATCAGGATGAACAAAGAAAACAACCGCCTTACCGCTTTCCGCAGCCGACTGGAAGAGGCATACGGGAACCTGCTGAAGAACCAGGGAGTGGTCACGGCGGAATTACTCAAAGCTACCGTATCAAATACCGTTTCCATTCCGGAATTCCTGCTGCAGACCGGAGAGGCAGAACGGGAACGGCTTAGAATCCGTTCAGTCGAGATTAACTCCACCTCAACTTATCGCCAGTCAAAGACAACCCAGCTCAATCTGAGGCAGTTCATCGAATCCAGGGGGATGAGGGACATCGCCTTTTCAGACATCACCGAGGAGTTCGCCGAATCCTTCAAAATCTTTCTCAAGAAAGAGCTGGGACATGGGAACGGACATGTGAACCACTGCCTGTGCTGGCTTAACAGGCTCATCTATATCGCTGTGGACCGGGAAGTATTGAGAGCCAATCCGATAGAGGACGTGGCATACGAGAAGAAGGACAGTCCGAAATTGAAGCACATCGGGCGCAATGAGTTGAAACTGATAATGGAGACCCCGATGCCCGACCCGATGATGGAGCTGGCACGCAGGACATTCATATTCTCCTCTTTCACAGGGCTTGCCTATGTGGATACGCGCAGACTCCATCCACGCCACATTGAAAAGAGTTCCCTAGGAAGAAGATACATCCGCATCCGCCGGGCTAAGACGGGCGCAGAAGCATTTATCCCGTTACACCCGGTAGCCGAACAAATACTAGAACTTTACAACACCACGGATAACGAGAAGCCGGTCTTTCCGTTACCGGTCCGGGATATCCTCTGGTACGAGGTCCACGGGCTGGGTGTAGCACTGGGGATGAAGGAAAATTTATCCTATCATATGGCTAGGCATTCGTTCGGAACTCTAATGATGACCTCCGGTATTCCGATAGAAAGCATCGCCAAGATGATGGGACACACAAACATCAATAGCACGCAGGTATATGCGCAAGTCACTGACCAGAAAATATCCTCGGACATGGATTGGCTCATGAAAAGAAGAAAGCGGAAGGATACGGACTGGGTTAAGAGCTAAAAATGTCCAGATAAAAAATGGGATGAGTGTCGGAATCCTTGACAGTCCCAACACTCATCCCATTAAAGCCTAAAAAGGGCAATATTATATCAGCGCCCTGTGATAGTTACCTTCCAATAATTTTTCAATGTCCGACGTTTTATACAGCACCTTTCCACCCAGTTGGACATAGGGGAGCCGACCCTGGTCACGATAATCCTGCAGACATCTGCGACTGATTTTCAACAGCCCGGACAACTCCCTGTCAGTCAGGAACCGTTCACCGTTAAAAGGCGGGCGGTTACCCTCCATTAGCTGATCCATTTTTACCTGAATATTCTCCAGCAGAATAAAGAAACGCAGGATACTCTCACTCTCCTTACCGATAATTCCTTCCATTTCTTGCTTTTTTAAAAGTTATTGCTTTTTCTTCTGTCTCTCACCGCCTTCTCCTTGCGCCTCATACCGACATAAGTCATCAGCCTCTCCACATCTTCCGGTTTGTAATAAAATTTACGCTGAACCTGGGTGAACGCCAACCGTCCGGTATCACGAAGGGTCTGCAGGGTACGGGAAGAAATGTCAAGGCGCAGGCAGACATCCTGACCGTCCAGTCACTCACCAACCCCTTTATTCGCATTTTTCTCATACAGCCTGTCCACGCGTGTCGATAGACTTTCGACACATCCCAGCATCCTGTCAAAGATACCGGCTTCAATGTAATATATTTCCATATGATCGATTTTAAATATTCGTTGATGCGAATGTAAGAGAAAAAACGATACCTGCCAAACTGGACCGGACTGATGGCAGGAATAGTCATGGATAGTCAGCAATTGTCAGGAGATGAAAAGATATTTATAAAGGGGTATCTGAATCCGCTATACCCATCCGAAGAATGTGTCACTCATGAGCCCGTTGTGTTCTATATAAGGGAAAAAAATCCTGCCAAACGGGCATTTCCCAACCCATAGGCGGACTACCTGAGTACGTAAAGGATATGAGCAATACCTAGAGCATTCGGTTCTCCCGTTTTTATTTGGCGATGAATGAGGGAGAATCACGTTTCTTCGGCAATCAGGGATATTTTCCATTGTACTATCGGATGCTTCACAACTCGTGAGAGAATAGAAGTCTCAATTCATAGATTTTCTTTGCGAAACTTGTTTTCTGTTAAAAGCAAAATATATTCCAGAATATACAACTTTCATTCAGGAATATATTTTGAGGTATATTTATCCATAAGATAATGTACGCCTTTACCCATTTTTCCTCGTATATCAAAGAAGCCTTCACCCAGTAGGCCTATCCACTTCTTAAAAAATGGCAGTACAAAATCTATACCTTTTGATACATGCCTGACTTACTATATAATGGCAGGTGATGCAGAAGTATACTTTCATTCGTTTAGTCCATCAGTTCAAAATAATTAAGTAGTTCCTTCATATTGCCGACAAAATACAGCCAGTCGATACAATAAACTTTATTGCACTCAAAAACGATCGGATATTCGTATTTGCCGACAACTGTACTACCCCTTCTTGGTACTGAGACATATATGTATTTAACGGAAGCAAAATTCAATCGTTTGAGATAGTATACCTGTATATTACTATTTATTTTAGAAACTAATATTGGATATTTAAGTCGACATCAAAACGTCTTAAAATATAAATGTTAGTCTTACGTTAGATAATATTAAGCATCTCAATAATAAATATCTGATTATAAGATGTGTATAAATGTTTTTGTTAGATTTTATATTTTCTTCCATAACTATAAAACATCGATTTAGTCTTATCTTTGTAGTATGATATTATTAATTTTATCATGAAAAAAGTTTTTGCATTATAAAGAAATTCAACGTCTTTTCCCAGAATTATACTGTATGTTTTATAACCATGCCAATAAGACAGAAAAGATAACGGTCAAAATAAGCCCTCAAAACAAAAAGTTTGTTGTTTAATTGTCTTATAATGCTGGAAATAAGTTTGTAAACTCTACAAAAGACCTTGAAGATTGTATCAGATGTTGAGGTTTCAACAATATTAAATATTACTTTTATTTATAGTAACTAATTTGCATTAATATGAGAAAGGTATTTATTCTTTTGTTTATTTCTTTAGCATTGTTATCCTGTCAAAAAGAGGAAAACAATAGAAAAACAGAGTATCAAGTATTAACAAGTAAGGACGCATCCAAACCGTTTAGCTGTCTTGGAGAGAAACGTATTATTACGATTACGATTATAAAAAAAACATTAATAGATGATGTTTTAAGTTCAGAGGTTCCGATTATTCCCAGGGATGTTTCGGTAGAATTTGATAAAACTCTTTTTTCTGATATAGAAATAAAAGTGGAGGGCGATCAGGTAGTATTAAATATAACCTCAAATATTAATAAAGAAGATAAAATTTTGAATGCTGATTTACAGATTTCTTACTCTACTATTAATGGCATAAAAGTAGAAAAAATTCCACTAATTATAGATAAAGGAAAGTTGACATTTGTGTATAAAATCCATTCGGAACAGAATCCTTTTATTCTACCAGCTGAAGGTGGTAGATTTGAGTTACCTTTTACTTGTAAAAAACAGACATATTTGAATGGCCAGTTTATAGAGGAAACTTATTCATCATTAAACGGATTGAGATTTAAAACGATAAGTAGTGGTAATGTCTGGTTCCTTACAGTCAGAAAAGACGGAGAAAAAATTGGTTTTTACAAATTTTCTTTTGTGGGAGAAGGACCATATAACCAAAAAACAGATCCAGAGTGCTATTTTAACATATATACCCATGATGCAGATTTAATTACAGATAATCCTACAGAAATATTCAGACAAGATTTTATACAACCCCAGACCCCGGGTGAGGATTATTATAAACCTTCCCGGTCCTCTTATAAACATGGCACTTTTGACTTTTAA